TATGTTCAATCCTGCTTTTCGTTATCTTAAATTTTGGTCTTAATTTTGAGCCTTTTAACATCAACGCGGCTTCATTAAATACAATCCTTGACTGGTCACGCTTTACACCTGCTGTATATGCCTCGGCAACCTCGTTGTTTTTCGTACTGGTGTAACTTATCTCCATTAAACAAATGGCCGCGAGCTCTTGCGATTTCGCATTTTTCCTGGCAACCTCAATAAACATTTTTTTGAATCTTCGCCGACCGTCTTTCTTTCGTTTCCATCCGTATAGCTGACACAGATGAAACTGCTGCCATTCTGTCAAATTAATAGTCTGCCCCGCCAATTCACCTTTGCTGTGTCTTAGGTTTTTGAACCAGGACACAATCAATTCTGCCGCGGCCTCATCCCAAAAATATGGATAATACGGGTCGTTTGCCTCTCTTTGAAAATCTTTTAGGGCTCTTTCACAGGCCCATTTATGCTTTACGCATGACGGTATTTCGTCGTTTATACACTTTTTAGCATATCTTTTTATAATTTCTTTTCTTGTCATACTAGATGTCTCCAAATTCACCCTCTAAATCATCCGTCTCTTTTTTCACCTTTAATGCAGCCTGCTTCAGCCTAGTATCAATAGAAAGACCGGCCTTCATGGCAAAATTTCGCATCTGGTTCGCAAATGTATCCTGCACATTAATCAGAGGGTTCTTAACTGTTCCGCGCTCCGTTTCTACTGTCAGCGGTTTGTCTGCCAGTTCCATTGTTGCTCTCCGGTAGTATGAAAACGCATTGCAGTAACCAATAAGGGCGTAATAATCCAGGTCCCCGATTATCTCCATATCCTCTAAAATCTTCGTTACTCGCTTCCATTCTGCCCGGGCAATCTTGTCTATCAGGTCCTTTGGCGGTGAACCAGAGAAACAGGACCTCGGCCCGGTTGCCGCTTGGTTCTCTAACTCCTGAGTTGCAATTTCTGCCTTGGTTCTATGCCCTGTATGTAATTCAATCGGTTTTCGTGAACTCACAATGTTTCACCTCCATTTATTTTTGTTATTTTTCCCAAAAACGGGTTTATTTCGGAAATTTGCGCACGAATCCGGGACTATGGGCTTCAAGGGCAAAATGTTTTCAACATTTTGATGCCCCCCCCCGCCTTCAATCGCCGGCAGCTCGCGCCGCCGTCACCTGCTCCACAATCGCAAACAATTCTCTTTGTATATCCTCTTTATGTTTTGTCTTGTATCTGTATTCAATGCTCGCATGTGTGTCATCTGATAAGCAAATCAGATTATTCGGATTCAATCTCTGGCTCCAGTCATCGCTCAGCGGGATGATATGATGCACAGAAAAGCCAGGCCTCAATGCTCCCGTAGTATGTAGAACATATTGGTCTGTCCCATTGTCTCGTTCTATTATCTGCTGCCTCATTGCCCGCCACTCGGCGGATGCTCTGAACTGCTGAATCTTTTTATCTCGCCTGAATTTATTGTAGTCGCGCCGATAAGCCGGCTGGCATGAGCACCGCTCACCAACCGGCAGTATACGTCCGCATCTGCTACAGATTTTATTAATCATGCTATGCCTCCGAAATCGTAGCCGAAATCAAAGAGTGACAGCTGCTCGCCGCTCACATCTTCCTCTTCTTCCTTTTCCTCTGTTTCCTCTTCATGTGAAAAGAACAGTGCGTTCCTCTCCTTCACATACTCTTTCAGGATATCTTGTATAAGCTTCTTATTTCCCTTGTGATATAGTGCGTCAATCAATCTGTGATTCTCATGCGATACTGTAACCAAATTGTCCAGAGAACTCCTGAGTTTAGGTGCCTCTATCAGTTCCTCTATGTGGTGTACATCTACCCTCTTCGGGTATGTAATGCGGCCAGATATCAGATACTCCCAGACATCCATACGACCATCACGGGCAAGCGTCATTGCCCTTGCCGTTTTCCATTCCTTACTGTTATAAAAATCCTGGCTGCTCTTATATACCTGCTTTGCATTCAGGATTTCCTGACACAGCGCTGTGGAAATCTCATTCCTTCTTATAATTTGCTCCGGTGTTAAAACCGGTTCTTCGTTATTTCTTTCATAACTTTTCTCATAGTTTTTCTTCTTCATCCTTTCTCCTTCGTGCCTACGTCCGGCACACGCTTGGTCTAGCGTAATCTTTTTTTGATTATTTTTATTTACTGTTAATATGCAAAATAAAATAAATAATAAAAAACGGCTTGCCGCTGTGTATATCGGGCGGTTTCTGCCAGGGTCAGCTGGTCTGCGGGCCAGCTTTTCCATTGTGTACACCAACCACTGGATGTATAATAAAAAGAAAGGGGGCAAATTTTATGAGAGAACTATCAGAACTGATTGAACTGTTAGACTGGACTAACAACAGCGATTACAACTATCTTATAAGTAAAAAAGATGCATACCTTACACACCCAGATGATGATACCTTTTATGAACTGCAGGGCCTGGCTGCCGCCATATACTCGGATGCAAAGTTCGCATTCTCCTGTAATGAGATTACGCTCGATGAGCTGCACCTGATACAGTCTCACCTGCTCGGCGGTCTATATCATGCGCCGAAATAAAGATGTGCACCCTTGCGTGTGCATCTTTTTATTATGTATATCACGCAAGAAACAACACCGCATTCCAATCTGGTAATCTTGCTTTACCAGAATCACACTTTCAATCTGTCACAGACCAAAAGAGGAACTTTGAGTGCGAAAAATATTTCCAATAAATGTGCACACCTTTGAAAGCCATTTGCACACTTTTCTTTTTTTTCTGCCCGGATGGATTAAGTCCTCCTTTTAATGAAAGCCTGGCGGCTTTCGTCTCACAACACAGATTTCACCACCACAATCACCCCTGCCGGCTGGGCTGCTGCCGGTTTCTTCATAATGTACACACCAAAACAAGGGGCCGCATAACGAACACACAAAAGAAACCAGAAAGAAAAGCCGAAAGAAAATTATACAAAACGCACAAAAGAAACATTAAAATAAGAGAAAAAATATACTAAAGAGCCAAAAAGAGCAAAAAAAAACAGCCCCAACGGCTGGTATCATACCTGAACCGCTGAGACCTCGTCACGTAAGAAATGTAAGACTTTCCGCCGCAGATTTGGAGAGGCGGCG